GGGCCAGTCGATTGTCTTGAGCACCGCGAGCTTGTCGAGGGTCGGCAACACGAACGGCACCGTGATGTCGGTGTAGTTACCGAACGCCTGATACACAGGCTGCACTACTTCACGACGGTCGAGGTACACATCGAACTGCTTACTGATCGAGGGGGCGGTCGGTGCGGTACCCAGGTTGAACGTCAGCATCTCGACGCCACCACCAGGAGCTACCGTACACACGTACAGGTCGGTGCCCACGGAACCCATGTGGACTACTGCGCCGGTTCCTACGATCTGCCAGGGTTGCCATGCGGACTGCTGCTTCTCATCGCCTTTCCACTTGTACTGGTGGACGTACATCTGAGGGCCGGCAGGGTTCCGGTGGGACAGCACGAGCATGTCGGCGTCCGGGATGGAGATCATGCTGCGCGTGTTGCCAGGGATGTAGGCCGGGACGTGCGCGGTGATGTCCGCCGCTTCAGGTGTGACCTGATCGTCCTGCACGAAGTATTCGCGCACCGTCGCCCACTGCTTCTCCTGAGTGTCGTTGACGAAGAACATGCTGGAGCCGCCGAGGACGGGCTTGATGAAGGGCGAGACCTCGTAGGTCGTTACCACGTCGATCTTCACGGTCTTGGGTGTCAGCGTCGGCGTGCCGGTGAGCTGGAACATCGACACCTTGCCCGAGGCGAACAGTAGCAGCGCCTTCTGGTAGGAGACGGCGTGCGTGATCTGAGCCACACCTTCCGAGGGAGCCGTCTGGTCGATAGGGTCACTGTCGAGGAGAGAGGTCACAGTGGTGCGCCAGAAGTTCAGGTAGTGACCCACTTCCGACAGGATGATGTTCTCGGCCGACAGGATGCCCAGGCGATCCCTGTGGAACACGACGTTGCCGATGGTCTGCCCCACGAAGCTCGGAGGCGGACAGGTGTTCTCGTCGCCGGCATAGCGCATGTCATAGGTCAGCGGGCCGTAACTGAAGTAGAAGCCGTCCGGGTTGGTGCCATCAGGAACCCGCTTGATACCGTGGGGCATCGTTTCGGGATCGAGGGTGTCAGCAACACCAGGCTTCGCCACTTCGTTCCACACCATCGACGACTGCGATTGCACGTAGTAGTTGTCGAAGGAGTTGTTGTTGTCACCGCGCACTTCCCAAATGGAACCAGCCGTAGCGGTCTTCGGGAGGTCTTGGAAGGTCTGTACGGAGCCAGAGAGGCCAGGGCCGTGCCCGGTAGTGGACAGGGTGACCTTCACTTCCCGGTTCGCCACGAAGGTGTAGTCGGCAACCGTCACGGCCCGCAGGGAGATGCAGGGATCGAAGGTGGTGTGAAGGTACGGTAGGGATTCCGCGTGAGGCACCACGACGTACTCACGGCTCGTGGTGTGATCGAACACACGCACGCGGGTGCCATATATGCAGACCAGGTAGTGCTCGCGGTTGTCGCGGATGATGGAGTGCCAAAAGGCGTTCTCGGGGATGTCCGAACCCAACACACCCACGAAGCGGGCCGGTGGGCGCGGGCCGGCACCGCGGGCAGGGCTGAGGTCGCAGTTCAACGCCTCGTCAAGCTGCGAGGGCATACGCACGGATGCGTCCTGCTGGGAGACCCCGCCGATCATCGACGGGATGGTTCCTGAGATCAGCGGCATCAGCGAGTCCAGATTTCCGAGACTGCGGCCGAGTCGTTGAAGACGTTGGCGCGCGGCTCGTACAGGCGCTCCTCGTCGGTCAGCACCTTCAGGGCGAACTTCTCGTCGTCCGTGGTGAAGCCGTAGGACTGCTCACTGCCCTGGAACTGTGCCTGGAACTGCGTGGCGGCCTTGACGGTGATGTAGCGCCGCGCGGCTTCCGGCAGGGTCTCGAAGGGGAACTGCCAGATAACCTCGACCGTTGGGCCGTTGTCGGTATCGAATAGGAACGTGCTGTCGTCCGCGTTCCACAGTTTCACGACCGGAGGCGTCACACCCATATCGGGGCGCTGCACGATGCGGCGGGTGTCGTCGGTGGACGGGCGGATGGAGAGAGCGTTCTTCGGCAACACGACCATGCCGTCTGCGGCAGGTGTGAAGTAGTAGCTGTAGTCTCGGTTGAAGTACCAGCCGAGGGACTGAATTTCTCGTGCTTTTGTGCGCAGCGTGTCGCGCGCAATGGCAGCATCGGTGAAGCCAAGATCGTCGAGCGTATTGATGGGCGTCTCGCCTACTGCCTTCAGCAGTTGGTTCACAGCCTCAAGCTCGGTGGTAGGGGAAAGTTCCATGTGTCTCCAGGTACGAAAAAAAACCCCCACGTCGGTGAAGACGTGAGGGTCATGGGGTTACTACTTACGGGCCGACAGCGATCTCGACAGCGCCGCCCGAACGCAGCGGGCCGTGGCCCAGCGCGAACTTCGACAGCATCAGGGTGCCCTGACGACGAACGTCATAGGCATCTTCCAGAGCCAAGTCCAGCAGCTTCAGCGTGCCGACTGCGCTCTTGTGGAACACAGAGCACACGGTCTTGCTGTAGTCAGCGCGACGACCCGCCTGCACCTTCGCGTTCGACGTATCGTTCGCGTTCGGGAAGTGGTTGGTCTTCAGCAGCTTGATGCGAGCGATGGACTCGATCACGGCCTGGGACAGCGAAGCACCTGCGGTCGGGTTGTAGTCCCGATCCACCAGGTCTTTCACCTGGGTCAGCAAGTACCACTGAGCCGGCTTCAGGACGGCAATGCAGTCCTCCTCCGGGATGTCCTTCTCGTCGAAGGTCTGACGGGCCTGACGGATCGCCGCGGCCAAGAGGCTCGCGTCCGTTGCCATCGTCAGTGCGGTGATGATTGCACCACCCGGCTGACCATCGACCGGGCCTACGGTCTGACGCGCGGCCTGGATCGCACAGCGGATTTCGTTGAGCTGGCGCTGCTTTGCCAGTTCGAGACCCTGCTGCTTGGTGTACTCACTGCGGACATCGTAGTGGTTCATCGCCTCGTCGATGTTCGGGATGAACACATGCGAGATCAGCATGGGATCGAGGCCGATCACGACTTCGTTGTGCTGGACGTTCAGGCCGGTGATCTCGGTGCCCGGTACGTGGTACTCGGAGCCGATGGTGCCGATGGCCGGGAACGAGGCCGACTTGCCGTGCGAGATGTTGCGCTCGGTCACATGACCGGCCAGCTTGTACTCGTCCATGAACGAGGTCAGCACTTCACCCGCGTATTGCTTGAGGAACAGCGCCTTGTCGTCGCCCGTGTTCTGGACTTGACCAAGACGGTTCGGTACTGCGTTTGCCATTTTGTTCTTGTGGATTCCTTATGGAAATTGAGGGGTGATGGTGTAGCTCCAGGTGGGAATCGAACCCACGCACTCTAGGCGTCGTATGACGCCGCACGCTCTAACCGGCTGAGACGTACTGGAGCTGGTAAATCAGAACTCGGAGAGGCGCAGCCGCTCCACGACGGCGGCGCGGAACGCCGGGTCGGTCTTGTACTGCTTTGAACTCATCGCTGCGGTGACTTCAGCCTGTGACTTGAACGGCTGTACTCCAGCAGCAGCGGAGTTGCCCTTCAGCAGCGTGTTCGGCGGGGAGCCGCGCTTCGCAGCGTGACGACCGGCCAGTGCTTCCACAGCCAGCTTCGCTTTCGCGGGATTACCGGAAGTGACGCTCTCGTTGAAAGCGATCTTCTCGGCTTCGGACAGGTTGGTCTTTGCCCACTCGATCAGGGCACCGTATGCCTCGTTGCCACCAGCCGTGCCGTAAACGGCAGCGTCGTAGGCATCAGCATCGGCCTGCTTGCCGCGGATGTAGGTGTCCACTTCGGCACGCGGAAGGCCAGCCTTCTCCAGAGACGCATAGGTCTCCTCGGACAGCTTGCCGCTCTCGGCGTACTCGGTGTTGAGCGCAGCCCAATCCAGACCGGCACCCTCGACAACCTTCTGCGCACCTTCATCGCCGGCTGGAATTTCCAGGGCAGGCTTCTCGGCTTCAGCAGGCGGATCGACAACCTCGGTGCCTTCGATTTTCGCGGGGGTCTTCAGGGCCTCATAGGCCGCTACCAGTTCCTCGGGAGTCTTGAAGCCACCATAGGTGACCTCGGCCGGAGCTTCGACTTCCGGCACAGGTGTTTCAACCTGCATCTGGATTTCAGACTTCTCGCTCATTCGGCAACCGGGACGAAGTTGTGGACGGTT